CACTCGTACATACCTGCAACATATCTTTTGGTATTCAAAAATGGAATATCATTTGATTTGATAGTAATTTTAGGTCGAGAAGCAGATTGAACAAACCACTCGTTTATTCCCAATGAATCAGGAAATCTCAAAATGAACCTGTTTTTCTTTTTGGGTTCATATGGAAAGGGCATTTTGGTTAACAAATCAGCCATATTATTTTGTTTTTAAATTTTCTTTTATTTTATTATAAATAGTATCAATTAAATATTTTTCTATTTACTTTGAACTTTTTTTCAATCAAACTTGCTATAAGTCCAGTTTATAAATATTAATATAATTTCTTTTCTCCTCCATGTGTTGATATTGTTTGAATAATATTTTCTGGGTCTTTTGATAATTCATCCTTAACTTTTTCTAGATTTCTTAAATCATCATCAGAAAATCCTATTTTAGGAATAAAATTATTACTAATATCATCTTTAAACATTACAGGTTTCTTTAATAAGTTTGCCAAATACTTTACATATTGTTGAAACTCTCTTAAAGCATCAACTTTTCCTTTTTCGGGGCTTTGGGCTGAACCGGCTCCAAACGTTACAGGATAATACTTATTCATATCCATATAAGCATTTATAAGTTCCTTATCTTTCATATCTTCTTCACCCGAAAATTTTCTAAACTTTCTTAAATTTTTAACTAATTCTTTTTTAGATATACCTCTAAAATTAGTTTCAATCATATTTTCAATTGCTCTACGTAATGCCAATGGTGAATGTCCTCTTGCGGTAACTATTGAAAAGATTGAACCCCCATTAATCGCTTCAACAAAGTCGTCCCATGCTGGACCTTCTTTTGCCATCATTGCGTCAATAATGAACCTCTTATCCCCTTTGGTACCAAAATTTCTGAATGGGTCGTCAGCAAAACCGACAATAGTTTTCTTTTTATATTCAAAAGGTTCAACTCCAACTTTTACACGATATTCCGCAAAGTCTTCAGTTGACATACCAACTTCTTCACCATCTTCTGTACGAAGTATTATTTGTGTCGGCATTGTAAGAATATTATCATCCCAGTCAAAAGCATAATACTTTAAATCGGGTGTGATTTCTTCATCAAATTCTTCTACTAAAAACATTTTCATAACTATAAATATTAACAAAATAAAAAACCCCCACATTTCTGTGAGGGTCTTTTTAATTATTATTGTTTAGATATTTTCGAATGACGCTCCTGTAGGAGTGATTAAGAATTCGATATCTATGAATTCAAGAGCTTTAGTTGGTTTGATATAAATCTTACCTACTAATTGGTTAGCATCTAAATCCTCAGGTGTGTTTTGAACAACAACACGGAAATCATACAAACCTCTGTCTCTACGGATAGAATCTAAGATTGGGTTAACTGAATCTAAGAATTGTTGTCTTACCAAGTTGTCGTTTTGTTCGAACAACAATCTTACAGCCACCGCTGAAATCAACTTACGAGCTTGTAACAACAATCTTCTTACGTTTATTCTGTCAAGAGCTGACTCTCTAATTTGAAGAGTTTTGTTACCCCAAATTACAGTTCCAACGTCGTTGAAAGTTGCGATTGGGTTAATTCTTCCCTTGTAAAGAGTATCTCTATCTTCTTGAGTTAATCTCTTTCTTGCTCTGATTGCATTTACAATACCTCTTGTGTAACCCGCAGTTGCGAACCATGGGAATGCTATATTGTCAGTTAATGCTAAGTTTCTTGTAACTTCAGCAGTTGCTGGAATATAGATTTGTGTATTGTTTACTGTATCACGAGTAAGAACCCATGGATAGTAAGTAGCAGTGTAGTTAGAATCAATTCCTGTATTTTCTAAGTTATCAACCGATTCTTGTGGGTAAATTAAATTATCCATAGAAGTTGATGGTTGTAATAAGTTAAAGTCAGGAGTAGTACAGATATAGATAGAATCCGCTCTGTCGTTTTCAACTATACCAATAGTTGCTTCAACTAATGCATTATTATTAACGTAGTCAATACCAGGTGTTACAAGTACGTTAATATTTGTAACTTCAGGATTTGCAAATGACTGAGCTCCTAACAAGTATGCGTAATAGTCAGTGTTAGCGTAATCAACAGTGTTGTCACCAACAGTAATTTGTTTAAACGCTCCCCATCCTGTCGCGTCTGTGTAAGGTGCACAAGACGAAGCTCCTTGTTTGTAACCTGTGTTACCTAATTGGAATCTGTCAGCATTTGTTCTATATTCTCTGTATATATCCCATCCGTCAAATCCTGCTTGAACAAGGAATGTAAACTTACGAGAGTATAAGAAATAATATGGATTTGTTTGTGACGTTGGTTCAGAACTAAACGAACCTGCTCCAACTTCAAACGCGGTCTGACCACTATTTTGATAAAGGTTCGCAATTGTTACCGCAGTTGCTCCTGAATCCATGTGGAATCCTTTTGTAACATTTGGCCAATATACGTGAGAAGGCTCAGTACAAGTTGACGAATTTGGATTTGGCATTCCTTTGTATTGGAAGAAATCAGGGTCGTAACCTGGTGAATCCGAAGAAAACGCCACCGCTGAAGAAATACCTAAATAAGTTCTTCTTACATTATCTCCAGGACTTGTCGAAGTATTTGAACCATTAGCAGATGTTCCAAATGGTGGTGAATAAATAACCTCCCCAGGATAATCATATTTTGTTTTAAAGATTTGGAATGGTGATTTAGCACCTGTGTAAGTTCTTGTCACAAAACCTTCAAATCCACAAGGAAGAGCATCTACTGGAGCTTCTTCATTAACTTGTACAAAAATATATTTTGACATTACTGCATATTCACCATCAGAAGAACCTACTTTTTTAGCCACGTAGTTATTTTCTGATGGGTCCATACTACAATTTGTGAATTTTTCTAAAACAACAGGATTTGCATCTGTGTCAAAGAAATCACGAATAACAAGGTCAAATGTTCCATTGTTAAATGAAATGTTAGCAATAGATACTTTAATTTCAGTGTTCGCAGCATTACCATCCGCAATTGTATAAACTTTAAACAATCTATAAACTAAATTACCACGTAATTCAGAAACAACCCAAGGAGATTCAGGGGTTTGGTATTTTTCAAGATAGTATCCAATTGATGTAATATCATTGTTTCTTGCTTCAGGTAAAGAAATTAAACTACAATTTAAACCTCTAATATAACCTTTGTTATAACCATAATTTAATAATGTTGGATAACGTTCTTCTACAAACAAAGGAACTTCAGTTCTATCTTTAGCAAAGTTTTCAACACCAAATACTTTTGATATGTAATTAGCGTTTGCAGGTGCAAATGAAGTTTCAAATTGGAAATTTGAATTGTCATAAGTAACACCTGAAATTAAGAAAGTACTAAATGGATATGTTGTAACCCCTGAATAAGCACCTGTACAAATCATTTGTACATCCGAAGTACCAGTTACTTGGTAATCAGGACCGTGTTGAGTAGATGAGTAATTAGTAATACCTCTTGAACGTAAAGTCGCCACAACTAAATCATTATAACCTGAATAAGTTAAACCTGAAAAATTATAGATATTACCTGTTATCGAACCACTATAAGAACCTGATGTACCAGTAATTGTACTAATTCTACTATAGAATGAATAACCATTATAATTTTCACCTGTTGCTGGTGGTGTAAATGTTGCATAATACCACACATCATTTACTTCTGAACAATAATCAATACTTGATGCACTTATTGAATCAACTAAAAATACATTAGTCGCCCCAGTATATCCTGCCACAATATTTGCAGTAACTTGAGCTCCTGAAACTGCTCCAAAATAATATATTGAAGATGCTGATGTTGAATTATTGTTAATAACCGCAGAAATCTGACTTTGTAAATTTGAATATATTGTTGATGACCCACCACTATATGTCGTATAAGGTGTTGTTGCATTTGTAATACCTGCAGGTAAACCTGTAATTGTAACTGTTGCGGTCGATGCTGTTGTACCAACAAATGTTGCGGTAAACGATGTTGGTGAACCTGTAAGAGCTACAGTGTTACAATTAACATTTGCAACTGTTGTTACAGACCAAGATGGTCCCGCGTCATAACCTGATAATCCTAAGATTCTTGTTACAAACAATTGGTTAGATTGTTGAAGATATGATTTCGCGATATACGCTGATTCATATTTTGGGATTTGTGTGTTCACAAATTTTTCGGGAGTAGTACCACCGAAATAGGTTTCAAACTCTCCATAACTTGTGATGAAGATTGGTTCAAAAGCTGGACCTTTTAAGGTTTCTCCAGCGATACCCAACGTGGTAATCCCAACACTTTGTGAAACAAAAGATAAATCTCTTTCTGATGTATATACACCAGGTGAGACGAAAACTTTGTTAGATGTTGCCATTTTTATTTTAAATGTTTTTGAAATTTATTTATTGATAAATATTGTCTTTTTATTCAAAAACTAATACGTTAAGCAACTATTTATCAAACAGTAGGAATAAATTCTACCTTTTTTCTACCTTGAAAATTAAGAATATTAAAATATCCCCTGAGAGTCACGAAATCTTAAAAAACTATTGTAACAAACATGGTTACAAAATTCATAAGTTTTTAGAAAAATTAATTATTGACACTTGTACCGAAAAAAAAGACATTTACGGCGAAAATTAAAGTATTATTGATACTAATTTTATACTACCAACTAAACTTCCATTTGTTTTAACAACGGTAATTGTTAATTCATCACCAGTATTAATTTGTATATAACCTGTTAATAACTGTGTTGAACTATCTCCGTAGTACAATCCATTAATATAGATTTCATATGATGCTATATTTTTACTACCTTCGACTTTAATGTTTGCAGTATAATCAAAAGTTTGAGTATATGCCGTAGTCCCAACAGGATAATTTGCATTAAATTCATATTGGTCAGGATTAGGTGGTAATACGTTTTTCTTAACTTTTTTCTTTCTTTTATCCAACTCAACCAAAATTAAACTTCGACTAATTGCCGGTTTAACTTGATATTCTTCTTCATCACTCAAAAATCCCTGTAAAGTAAAACTATATGATTGGATGTAATATCTTCTTTTTTCCACATCCATAATTGATTCATCTGATATTTCATCTAAAGTTATTGGAATATAGTGTCCTTTTATTTTAGTATAAGCTTGACGAGATGAAAATTTTTCAATAACAGTTTGATTGAATTTATTTAATTCTCTCATTCTATTACAAATAATTTTAACTGAATATTTTATGTCAACAGGAACCGGCTGAGGTATTGTGTATATATCCATACCCTTTCTTTGTCCGTCCCAAGTTGGTACCGCAGCATAATAAAATTGTTTTCTATTAGGTATTGTATATTTTAAAGACGGTAATGTACCAAATTTAACTTCAGGTGTCCTTACTGTTGTAATGATTGGAGGTTCAACATTTTTATCAATGTTACTAAAGTCCCAAGTTTGTGTAAACTGAGCCCAATTTTGAGTGGTCATTAAAATATCAACAACTTTAACTACTTTTCCACTAACAACAGTTTTTAAATCATTTTTAACAAAATCTAAAAACCCTCTGTCTAAATCTTCATGTAAAATAGATTTGGGCAAGTAAGTACCGTCCTTGTTAATATCTTCAAGAAGTTCCAATCTTCTTTCATAACCAATAGGAGGATATGTAAGAGGTAAAGTTTTTTTAATTTTTGGTAATGCCATTATAATCCTCTAAATTCGTTTTCCATAACAGGTGATGCGTTTATCGTTCTATAAAAAGGTTTGTATCCTGCGTAAGTATGTTTGTTATCTGAAACAACACGACCATCATTATTAACTACATAATATCTGACTTTACTTTCAGTTTCATAATAACCAATATAGTCACCATATTCTATTTCAACCCCTAATTCATCAAGATGTGATTGGTATACAGAGATTCTTGCGTTTCCCGGTTCTAACTGATTAATCTTACTTGTTCCAAGAAATTTATTTTCAGGAGCAACAATTTGTAGAAAAGCTTTAAACTCAACAGGGGGTAAAAATTTAATACCGTCTTCTTGAGCTTCACCATAAACATCGTCAACATTTGTTTTCTTTTTATCAACACGGTATAATACAAGAGTAAAATTCATATCACCCTCTAACCACTCACGTCCCATGTTAATATCTAAATTGTAATCTTCCGCTCCGAAAAATTTACCTAATCTTGTAATTGGAACAATTCTGTTTGTCATATTGATAAATATTTCTTTTTTGATTATTATTATAGTTGTATAGTTAATTAAAATATTTTGACGACTTCTACGGGACATTTAAGTGTTGAGCAACAAGCAATATCCATTCTTGAAAATTATCAGGGGTCAAATAACTATATTCTTAAATTAAAGAAACAAATTGAGTCAAATAAAAAATACGTCCCAACAAGAGCTCAATGTGATTATGTTATTGACTATAATTCAGTAGTCCCAAAAGTTGCTAAAAAATGGGTTGATATTGACTCATACTTTTCACAAAAACTTGTTGCGGACAATCCATTTATTAAAGAGCCTGATAAAATCTATGTTGAAAAGATTTTAATTGAAAAAGATAAATCATATCATATTTGGGGTAAAATTTTTAGTGGTGAAACTATTCATGATTTTTGGATACCAAAAGCTGCTGTTATTAAACAACATACTGAAAACTTGGTTGATGTTGATTATACAAAATATGAAAACCGACCACCACTTGCTCACCAAAAAGAAGCAATTGAAAAGTTATTAAAGAACGACAAGTTTATTTTGGCTGACGATATGGGTCTTGGTAAAACAACAAGTACCGTTATTGCATCTTTAGAAAGTGGGGCTAAAAAGGTTTTAATTATTTGTCCAGCATCTCTTAAAATAAATTGGGAAAGAGAAATCAGAAATTATACCGATAAGTCAGTTTATATCTGCGAAGGTAAGAAGTTTGAACAAGCTGACTATGTGATTGTTAACTACGATATTCTTAAAAACTTCCACGACCCAAAAGATAAGTTAAACTCAATAATTCTTAATTCAAAATTTGATTTAGTTGTTATTGACGAAGCTCATTATGTTTCAAATGCTCAAGCTCAAAGAACAAAGATTATCATGGATGTAACCAAAGACATTAAAAAACTTTGGTTATTAACGGGGACACCAATGACTTCTCGTCCAATGAATTACTACAATATTTTAAAACTTATTGATAGTCCTGTAAGTCAAAACTGGCAGGCATACGCAATTAGATATTGTGGTGGATATCAATTTAGAGTTGGTGGTAAAAAGATTTGGAATGTTACGGGTGCGTCTAATTTAGAAGAATTAAGAGAAAGAACCTCTCGTCAAATTTTAAGAAGATTAAAAACTGATGTTTTAGATTTACCTGAAAAAATTATGACACCTGTTTACCTTCGTTTAAAATCAAGATTGTACGAAGGACTTATGGGTGAGTATTTTGATTGGTATAATAATAGACAAGAAGAATCAAAATCACTTTCAGTTCAATTCACAAAATTAATGAAAGTTAGACAGGTAATTGCTGAAGAAAAAATTGCAACGACAATTGAACTTGCTGAGAATATTATTGAACAAGGTAAAAAGGTAATTATTTTCAGTAACTTTACCGACCCAATAAAAAAGATACACGAACATTTTGGTAAAAAGTCAGTTTATTTAGATGGTTCAACATCAAAACCTGCAAGACAGGACGCTGTTGACAAGTTCCAAGAGAGTGATAAAATTCAAGTTTTTTGTGGTAACATAAAGGCTGCAGGTGTTGGTTTAACATTAACCGCAGCTGAAGCGGTCATTATGAATGACTTATCATTTGTACCTGCAGAACATGCTCAAGCAGAAGATAGAGCGTATCGTTATGGTCAAAAAAATAATGTGTCAGTATTTTATCCTTTATTTGAAAACACAATTGAAGGGGTTATCTATGATATATTATCACATAAAAAACAAATAATCGGTACAGTTATGGGAGATAACGACGAAACATCTGCAGATATTGTTGAACAAATACTTAACGAAATCAACAATAAGTAAGTATTTATTGTTAATGAAATCGTTAAATATATTATCAGAGTCTTTAATACAACAAATTACAGGTGAAAATTCTCAACCTGAAACAAAATTTTTCATTAACGAAATGAAAACAATTGGTATTGAAAAATTACCATATTCGTATTCATCACTTAGAAGATTTATTGACCCTGAGACAATGAAATTTCATTATCAAAAACACTATAAAGGGTACGTTAAAAAGTTAAATTCGGCTCTTCGTAAAAAAGATTATGGTGATATTGAATTAGAAAAAATTGTTAAACAAATTAGTAAGTACAATACAACAATTAGAAATAATGCAGGGGGTTCTTTCAATCACGCTTTATTTTGGAAAATGTTATCTCCCACGCCACAAAAACCATACGGAGATGTTTTAAATAAAATAAAAAAAGACTTTGGCTCGTTTAGAGAATTTAAAGAAAGATTTGAGTCAATCGCTAAAAAAAGATTTGGTTCAGGATGGGTTTGGTTAGTTATTGGAAAAAGTGGTCGTCTTAAAGTGATGTCAACTCAAAACCAAGATAATCCATTAATGAACATTTACGACAGAGGTGGGTTTCCAATATTAGGATTAGATTTGTGGGAACATGCTTATTATTTAAAATATCAAAACAAAAGAGATGAGTATATTACAAATTTTTGGGATGCTATTAATTGGAAATTTGTTAATGAACTATATTTGTCAAAAGTGAAAAAAGAAAAAACAATTTCAGAATCATATATGATTAATGAAGGAACAGAATCTCATAAACCTGATAGAAAAGAATATCAAGATTACGCATTTATTTTAAGTAACAATAAAAAATTAATTTGGACTTTTAGAAAATGTATCGACAATATATTAAAAAATATTTATTCTGAAAATTACTTTGAAAAAGATGAATATGCAAAAGGTGAACTATCAGGGATATATAATATTAATGGAGAACAAGGAAGGTCAGTTTTAAATAAACTAAATACACATTACATTGGGTTTACTATTTTGTTAAACGATATTAACAAAGCTCTGAAAAAATATGGTCACCCCGAAATTAATATTGTAGGTAAAACTCCATCTGAACAACAAAAAGAAGTTAATCGATTTTGTGATTACCTTACAAAATTTCAACACAGGATATTTCCATCTTCAAATACCTTAACAAATATTATGTCTGTTTTAGGAAAAACTAATGAAAAAGGTGATGAACTTGAGGCGTACGTCGCTAAAAAAATTAACAATAAACTTACCGGTGTTACCGCAAAAATAATTGGTGGTTTAGGTAGTAGTATTGACGCAATTGGTGGAGTTGATTTAATTTTGGACATAGATGGGTCTGAAAATACCGCACAAGTCAAACCAATATATTCAATCCAAGAGATTGAGGGGAATTATGAAATTAAAATAAAAGGTATTGTAAAAGCTTATAAAACAGATTTATTAATTTTTGGTAATTTAAATTCAAAAATATATATCTTTAAAAATCAAAATGTGGATTCATCAAGTGACTACTTTAAAATCCCGTCAAGTAATTTAATTTATGAGATAAATTGATATTTATATAAAAATATCAAACTATGATAATAATCGCAGAACCGGAAAGAAGTCAACTATACACTAAAGTCAGACACATATTAGGAGCACCACTTCGTTCAATTGAATTAGAAGATGAACAAATGGACTCAATATTGGAATTTTCTATTGGTGATTACTCCCAATACGTACAAGATTGGTTAATTGAATCACAATGGACTTCATTATACAATTTAAATTTAGATACCCAATCTTTGTCAAGAGCATTTGTGACTAAAAGTTTGGATTACGAAAATAGATATGCCCAAGCTTATTCTAAAATAGTTGGATTACAATCATCTCCACTTGGTGATTGGGAACTTAAAAAAGATTTTATAACTTTAAAAAGACATCAACAAATATATGAAATTCCTGCAGGTCGAGAAATCAATGAATTACTTTGGTTCACACCGGCAACACAAAATAACATGTTATTTGACCCATGGAGTTTTGGTCCTTTAGGTGGTCCAGGTCTTGGGGGACCTGGAGGGTATTCTCAAATGGGAGGTGCGGGTTCATACTTTATGACATCGGCATTTGACATGTTATTGAGAATGCAAGAGATTAATATTCAAAGAAGAATTATTGGTGGTGATTTAACTTACAGAATAACAGGATTACCTAATGGTAAAAAAGCAATTCATTTAATGCAAACACCTGGTGGTAAATTTGATTTTGGTAATTCATCATTAATGGGTAGTCAAGTTTGGTATTGGTATTATGATGTCGGACCTCAAGATAGAGATGCGTGTTTAGCGGCAAATCCCGACATCATTAAACTTCCTTCAGATGTTCCAATGAACTCAATTTCGTGGTCAGACTTAAATGAACCAGCACAACAGTGGGTTAGAAGATATTTTGTTGCAAGTTGTAAAGAAACATTATCTAAAGTTAGAGGAAAATACTCAGGAAATTTAAAAACACCTGACTCTGAATTAACAATGGATTACGCAACTTTGGCAACTGAAGGTAAAGACGAAAAAACAAAACTGATTGAAGAACTAATTGGCGCTGATGGTAGATTAACAAGATTGAGACCTGAAAAAATAATGGAACGTGAAGCATTAATTGCTGAAAATCTTAACAAACAAATGAAGTTCAGAGCGTTCCCAAGAAACCTATATGTAATTTAATGGCTGTTCAAAAATCAATACCGATGGAAAGAATAATCTCAGGAGTTATTTTAAAGACTTCAGAGGTTTGTATTGTTTCCGATACTGAATATATTACAAATGGTGAATCAGTTATAGTTACAAAAATTATAGATAATTGTACCGTTTATATTGATGATGCAAATACTGACCATGTAATTATTAAAGCTTTAACTAATACAAAAATCAAACCCATAAAGGGTTTGATTGATGAAGAGTTTAATGAAATTAATATTGAAAAAGGTGCTTGTGTTGAATTGTATTATGCATTTGGTTCATGGTATGTAGTCTCATCAGATGGTATTAAATCTAATTAAACCATCTCTTCCCATCCTTCTTCAGCAAGTTCATAAATATATTCAGGGTCAACACCTCGTTTACCCCAATATACCATTTCTTGGTCTGTAATAGTTAACAAATCCTCAATACTATCTTGGTCACCTGATTCAAATGGGACACCATTGATTAGTTTACATTGGTCTTTGGTAAACAAACCTCTGTCTTTAGGGTCAGTAACTATTAGATTATTTCTAACTTCTTCACCAAATACAATTAACAATGGCTCAATTCTTTTGTTAAAAGTAACGATTGCTCTTGCCACATTATATTCACCTGTCATATTAGGATTGGACTCCAATTCAGATGGGTTAAGACGGTAACAATTAAGTTTTACATACGATTCAACCATTTCACGAGGTATTTTACCATATCCTTCCATCATATTATCCAAATCAGATTGTGACCACCCTTTTTTAGGTTTATTAACCTTTTGAACATCTCCGTGTGACGCTTTCACACCGTTGTTCACATAGAATATCACATCGCCTAAACTAACCGCAATACCATCACGGATTGCAAGTTCCATATGAGCCATACGAGACATTTCATTACCTGCTTTGGTCTTTTCTTTTGAACGTTTGTTATAATCGTCAATTGACAATTTAACCTTTGCTCTTTGGGCTATCTTCATTAAAGGAATTTGTTGGTTAAAGATTACTTCCAAGTATTCATAATACCACTCAACAAATGATTGTCCATTACCCTCAAGTAACATCTTAATTCCTTTATCCAAAAAGTCCTCAATGTAAAGTGGTAGTTTCTTACTCTTGATTGAGTTACCTGTAAGTTTAATCTTACCAT